AAGCAAGATTACTTCCTATAAATCCTTTGTGTCCTGTAACTAAAATTTTCATTTAATACTCTCTATGATATTTGTTGTTGATTTACCTTCAACAGTTGGAAAAATTTCAACGGGATAATGTTCGTGACCAACTACTGTATCTATTGTATAGTCTCCACCTTTAATAATCAAATCTGGTTTCATTTTATTAATAATTTCTATTGGAGTATCCTCGTCAAATATAACAACTTCGTCTACCCAAGGTAATAACTCTAAATTCATTTTACGCTGTAGTTGATTATTAATAGGTCTATCCTCACCTTTTAATCTTTTAGTACTTGCATCACTATTAATTCCTACTACTAATTTTTTACCTTTGGATTTTGCAAACTTTAACAGTTTAAAATGCCCTTCATGCAATATATCAAACACACCATTAGTCCAAATTAACTTAGGTTTTAAATCATCTTTAGTAATTGTAACTACACCACGTTTTTCAACTGTTCTTGCCGCGGCGTAACACGCAAGTTTACAACTTTCTGACATTGTTAAACCGTGTTGAAACCCATAAGCAATGACGGCTAACACTGTATCACCTGCGCCAGTGACGTCTGCTACTTCATGTACACTTTCTTTAAAATGACTGTACTGTAAATTTTCATCAATTACATGAATGCCATTTGCACCGTCTGTAACAACAAGCACTTTCCAGTTATATGTTTTCATTTTTAACAATGCTTTTTCTTTTGTAAATTCTCCAAACCATTGTTTAAATTCTAACATATTAGGCTTAACAAGATATGCACCAGCATAGTGTTCAGGATCTTGTTTAGGATCAACAAGAACTTTATCTGTAATTTCTAATATTTTTTTGATTGTGTCTTTTTTAACAACACCTTTATTGTAATCACTTACACAAACAATATCATTTTTGTTTAAGTTATTTAATAGACGAGTTTCGCAACTATTAAGTTCATATTTTTTCTCTCTATCCCAACGTAATATATGTTGCCCACCTTGGCCTACAAGTCTTGTTTTAGTTGTTGTAGTAACTTCTTCAGAACTTGTACTACAATTTACGTTTGTTTTAGAAAGTAATTCTAATAACTTAAAGCCTTCTTTGTCTTGTCCTATAGATCCGTATAACTCTACTTCGCCATTAATTGAATCTATATTAAGTGCAAGGTTGCCAGCACCACCTATACTAAATGTTTGCTCTTTTTCTAACAGTACTGGAATAGGTGCTTCGGGACTTATCCTATTAGCAGATCCAAATATCCAACGATCCAGCATTATGTCACCATAAACTTTGATCATAGATTTATTCCTCTAATAGTTTAATTAAATCAAATACAGTTTCTAACTTTGTAATGTTAGTTTTATTTTGTAATGTATTTCTTAAACCTTGATGTAAGGGTTTAGGCCACTTACCAAAACTTGCCCAAGCATAGCCGTCGTGCTCACCATTTAATTTTGGTAGAAACTCTTTTTTAACTACAATAAGGTATGTGTGGAAATTAAATTTTTCGTCAGTGCTTACAAACGTTTCTAAAGGAATGTGTTTAAGTATTTCAGGTACTTCACCAACTTCTTCAGATATTTCTCTTTTCAAAGCATTAAATGGTGTTTCTTCTGTGGTGTTTCTACCACCAACAAGACCCCAAACATTGTTTTGTTTACTTTGTGTTCTATGCAAGAAAAGAAAGCGTTTAGTTTCTAACGCATAGAATAATGCTCCGCTACAGGTAATTTTACTGCTCATACAAGTAATTATTTAAAATTGTATGCGCCAGGTTCCGTTTCGATATTCGCCTTCGAATGAAAGTATCCATTCTGTACCGGTCCACTTGTATTGAACGCCAGTATTTAGATTGGTTGTATATGATATAGTAGATTCTGTACTTGCATCAAATAAAACAGACCATTGTGAGCCAGTCCATTCTATAATATCATTTTCACCTGCTGTAAAGTCAGTGCCGTTGCTGTTTTTCCAAGCATCAGGACCGTCTGTGTTTGTACTATTACCAATACTGTCTAATAATAATATTCTAACACCAGGCGTTTTGATAGTTGCTGGATTAAATTTCTTAGGATCAATAATATAATCAATTTTATTTCTATCACCTGTAGAACCTGCTATTACTTTGTCGCTTGGAATAGTATCAGCGTCCCAAGTAATTGCAAGTCTTGTTTCGTCATTAGGATTAATAGCAACACTACCATTAATACTTTGTGAAAGATCTTGTCTTGTTAATTGTAATTGACTTAGTCCTGGTCTAAATGTTCCTGGTAATGCTGACATAAAACCAGTCCATGATGAATTACCAACAACACCTTTGTGTATAAGTTGTGCTTCGTTGCCCATTACAAGTATATCATAATTATTGTATGCTGTAAGAGAAATACCTGCTGTATCTTTTTTCCTTACTGTACCATCTTTAGGTTCTTGAGCAGGTCTTTCAGAAAAATCATCTTGGTATGCTTTTAACTCTGGGAATGCCTGTCCTAAATCAATAGTTCCTTGTTCTTCATTAAAAATACTCATTACAATATTTGTAATAACACCAAGTTTTTTAACTTTTGCTGGAGGTGAAATGTATATAGGAGTTTTAAATCCTAAAGTTGCAATATCAATTTCACTTTCTGTTCCAACAGGAATGCTTCTTCCTGAAAATGTTACTTGTTCTAACTCAACAACACTTAAACTTGTCCAGTCAACATAGTTGTCTGTTGTTTGTATTTCTAAACTTGGATTGAACAGCATTAAAATCTGTTCCATAATTTGTAATTTTTGATCAGTGTTAGTTGACCAAATGTCTGCGTTAACAGTTAAGTTGTATGGTGTTGGCATCATACGTTCTACAGTAACATTTTTACCTTGTGTGTTTAGATATTCGTTGTTATCTGCATCATATGATCTTTCTCTAAGATGTACTTTGCCTACATATGAAGCATCAGCAAGTCTATCACGATCTAATTCTAAGCCAGTCATATAAACTGCTATACGAGGCGCACTTGGAATTTTATTTTCTGAGTTGTCCCTAAGAATATGTCCTACTTGACGTGTGATATCTCCATACATTACTGGAATCTGTTTTAGATTTCCATCACCATCTTTATAAGAAAAATTACTCATAAGTCTAATCAACTGAGTAATGTATCTTCTTATTTGTCCATCATAAAAATGTTGCATTAATTATCCGCCTTAGGTTTAAGTGCTTGTGAAAGACTTTGTCTTTCTGGAACTGTTTCACCGTCAATTTGTGATGTTTTAGTATTATTAATAAATGTACCTTTTTGGTGTGCTCTATCATTGGTGTTAGTCATTGTCATTCTTACACTATCTTCCATCTTGATCCAACGATTTCCATCATATCTAAATAATCTGTTAGGTAAAAAATCTGTTCTTAAGTAATAATCACCTTTAACTTGAGTAAGAGGAAAACTACCACCAAATCCAAATGCTTCTCCGTTAGGTGGAATACCGTCTCCAAGTAAGTATCCTTGATAACCCTCACGGTCCGGAGTTTCGTTTACTCTACTTGCATCTATATTACCACTTGCGATACTTGCATCAATTAATGTTTCATCAGCAGTTACAAGTTCTGGTTTGCCTTCTGCATCAACTTGTAGTGTATATAAGTTTGTAGTATCGTATCCTGACTTAGGTGCATCTGCTTCTGCTTGAGCAAGTACAGCATTATTAATCTGCATTTCTTTTTCGTATGTGCTTAAAACATCACGTAGTGATTGTGAACTACCTTCTTCTGCTGGTAAATCAAGTATATCTTTAAATTCTTGTGAGTCTACGATTTGTTTTAGTTTTACTCTATATAAATGTGGATACCAACTCTGTGAAAAACCTTCTGCGGCTCTGTTTACATCTTCTACAACATAGAAACGTTTTAGTGCTACATTATAATCATTCAAAGCGTGTGGATCTTTTAGATGAGGTAATTCAAATACATCACCTGCCATCACTTTTCTACCAAGAGTTTTAACACTATAATTGATAGGTATAGTCATAAACAGCGTATCGTTAGTTAAGAACAAACCAAATTGACTCATGTCAAAATCAACATCTTGTACGTTGTAAATTCCACGCATCACGTATATGTCTGGATCATACTTACGATCTCTGTTTTCCATAAACAGCATATCTTGAATGTTGGTTTCTTTAACAGCATCATAGCGAGGCTGTGACGGAGTTGCATCCGCTTCTTCAGGATTTTTTGGTCCTAAATATTTGTGAACAAAGACATCTGTACCACCCACAGTAAACATTTCTGTAATGGTTTTATCTAAGAAATCGTAGTCCTTGCCCTTTTCGGGTTTATATAAACTAATCCTTGGCATAGTAATAGTATTTATCGATCGCATAAATACTAATGGAGACGCTTAGATTATGGCTACATTGCAAACACAAAAACAAGAAATTTTCGACTATGTTGACGCTATGCTCGGTGGGGGAATGGTTGATGTTGAACTTGACCCAAGACATTACGAAATCGCATTAACATCTTCACTGGACAAATTCAGACAAAGATCTGATAATTCTGTGGAAGAAAGTTATGCGTTTTTAGAAACTGTTATTGATCAAAACGAATATACATTAGATTCAAATATTGTAGAAGTTAGACAAATTTTCCGTAGAAGCATTGGTTCAAGAACAGGTGGCGGTGATGGCGGAACATTATTTGAGCCGTTCAACTTAGCATATACAAATACATATTTGCTATCAAGTTCAAATATGGGCGGACTTGCTACATATAATTTATTTGCAAGTTATCAAGAACTTGTAGGTAGAATGTTTGGATCATTTATTGAATTCAAATGGAATACTACAACTAAGAAATTAACAATCCTACAAAGACCAAGAGCAGAAGAAGAACTTCTATTATATGTTTACAACTATCGTCCGGATAGTGAATTGTTCAGTGATTATCTTGCAAAACAATGGATTAAAGATTACACCCTTGCTAAATGTAAATTTATGCTTGGCGAAGCACGTTCAAAATTTGCTACTATTGCAGGTCCACAAGGTGGATCAACACTAAACGGTGATGCACTCAAAGCAGAAGCAACTGCTGAAATGGAAAAACTTGAAGAAGAACTCAAACTACAAGTTGCAGGCGGTGCAGGCTACGGCTTTACAATTGGCTAAAAACCACTTGACATTCTAATACAAATATCATATACTATATACTTCTACTTAGGAGATATAGATGATCATTGGTATTTGCGGTTTAATCGGTTCTGGTAAAGATACTGTAGCACAGTATTTGATTGATAATCACAATTTTGTAAAAATTTCATTCGCAGATAAACTTAAAGATGCAGTTGGTGTAATGTTCAATTGGGACAGAGACCTGCTTGATGGTAAAACAGATGAGTCAAGAGCCTGGCGTGAACAAGTAGATACATTTTGGACAGCAGAAACAGGACGCACTATTACTCCAAGACTTGTGCTACAAGAATTTGGTACAGAATGTATGCGTGAAGGATTCTTTGATGGTATTTGGGTAAGCCTTACAAAGCAACATATCTTAAACAATCCTGACACTAACTTTGTTATACCTGATGTACGTTTTCCAAACGAAGCAAAAATGCTATACGAAATTGACGGTGAAGTTTGGCGTGTAAAACGTGGACAAGATCCTGTATGGTTTAGAATATATCAAGATGTTGGTGTTGAACCTAAAGACGTACACCCTTCAGAATGGTCTTGGGCACACACTAAGTTTACACAAACTATTGAAAATAACGGAACACTTGAGCAACTTAAAAGTCGGGTTCAAGATCACCTTGTTTCCACCGGACGCCTACTCTCTGCATAGCGATTTGACAGTTAGCACAAACAGTTTTTAAATTACTCGGTCTACAGTTATTAAGATCACCATCTATATGATACACTCTTAACTGTTCCTTGAACACTGCTTTGAAGTTGCATTTTTCACAGTGTTCTTGTTGCCTATATCCTGCTAAGTACCATTTAGGTTTTCCTTTGCCTTTACCGTTGTTTCTAACACATACGTCACACTGAGTTCTATAAAAGGTTTTATTCCCTTTTTTGTAATTAACTGCTACAGGTCTTTTTCCGCACTTGCATAAAGGTCTCATATTGTTATTTACCTACCCTTTTTCTGCCCTTTTATCCGCTGTATTTTGGTTGGTTTATCCGACTTCTGTATAAATACATATAATAAGTTCAACAGGAGAACACAAGATGGCAAACTTAGTATCACCAGGTGTACAAGTCAGCGTAATAGACGAAAGTTTCTATACCCCCGCTGAACCAGGCACTACCCCTATGATTTTTGTTGCTACTGCACAGGATAAAGCCAATGCATCAGCGACAGGTACAGCGAGAGGAACAACAAAGGCTAACGCTGGCGTTCCTTTCTTATTAACTTCACAAAGAGATCTTTCAGAAACATTTGGAGATCCAATTTTTTATACAGATTCAAACAACAATCCAATACACGGTGGAGAGTTGAACGAGTACGGTCTACAAGCGGCTTACTCATACTTAGGCGTTTCAAACAGAGCATGGGTTGTAAGAGCAGACTTAGACTTAGGTCAACTTAAAGCAACAGCAACAGCACCAAGTGCAAATCCAGAAGATGGCACTTATTGGTTTGACACACAAATTTCAAGAGTAGGTATTTTTGAATGGAACGGCAATGCCGCTACATCAACAGGTGGACAAACTTTTACAGTTAAGACTCCAACTATTATTACCGACAAAACAAAATTAGTAGGCGACGCAGTAACAGGAGATCCTAAATCATCTGTTGGACAAATAGGCGACTATGCTGTTGTAGCAACTACTACAATTAATAAAGTGTTTTACAAAAACTCAAGTGGTACTTGGGTTAAAGTGGGAACTGACGCATGGATTGCATCTTGGCCAGTAGCATCAGGTTCACAAAACGCAACACCGACTTCAGGACTTACATTTACAATTAATGGTAACACTGTTACAGCAGGCGCTTCTGTTAATGACACTGTAGCGGCTATTGTTACAGCAGGTTCAGGTAACGGTTTTACTGCTTCTGTAATTGATAGCAGAGTTAATTTATTCTCAACAGATGGTACAGACCTTATTGTTGCAGAAGGAACAGGCTTAATGGCAGAATTAGGTTTTTCAGCAAAAACTTATTATGCTCCTAAATTAAATGTTGCTCCACACACAAGCATTCCAGAGTTTAAATCAACTGATACACAACCAGCACCAACTGGTAGTGTTTGGTTTAAAACTACAGATGCTAACTTAGGTGCTAAACTTTCAGTTAAAGAGTTTAATGCAACTACAGCATTGTGGGAAAACAAAACTGTTCCAGTTTACGCAAACAACGTTGCGGCAATTAAAGCATTAGACGCAACAGGCGGTGGACTTAATCTTTCTGTAGACACTTACTATGCACAATCAAATGTAGCAGAAAAGGCTCAAGCAGAATTTGATTTTAAAATCTTCAAACGTGTAGCGGCTGGCGCAACTAAAATTGTTTCAGACATTATTACTACACAGATTACAGCATCAACATATACATTTACGATTGCTGAATCGATTACGAATCAGGCAGGACTAAACGCACCAGTTCAAGTTTCAATTACTACTTCAGGTGCTTCAGCAGATGCTGAAGAGGTTGCAGGTAAAATTAACAGTGCAGGATTTACAAACATTGTTGCATCAGTTGACAGTGCAAATAGAATTGTTATTGAACACAACGATGGCGGCGAGTTTAGAATGGTAGATACAGCAGGTGCATTAACACTTGCAGGATTTACACCATATGTAGATGCAAATACAGGTACAGCAAACTTGTACTATGTACCAGGCACTGACGGAAACACAAGTCCTAAGCAATTGATGGCTTCTAACTGGCAAGTACTTAAATATACTGCTTCAGATGATGCTCCAAATGCATTGGCGGCAAACGGTACATTGTGGTACAACTCAGTAATTGACGAAGTTGATATTATGATTCACAACGGTACTACTTGGGTTGGTTATCAGAACTTTATTTCAGGTTCAATTAACTACTCAAGCACATCACCAGCAGGTCCAATTGTTTCAGCAACAGAGCCAACTACACAATCAGATGGTTCAGCACTTGTAACAGGTGATATTTGGGTATCTACAGCAGACTTAGAAAACTATCCACAAATTTATGTTTACAACTTTGATACTAAGAAGTGGACATTAAGAGATAGTTCAGATCAATCAACAGACAACGGTGTACTATTTGCAGATGCACGTTATAACACAGCAGGTGCAAACAGTGGCACAGAAGGTACTATTGCAGATCTACTTGCAAGTAACTACTTAGATCCAGATGCTCCAGATCCAGCACTATATCCAAAAGGTATGTTGTTATGGAACCTACGTAGAAGCGGATTTAATGTTAAGCGTTTTGAGCGTAACTACATTGATACTTCAGCAGATAATTTACGTATGGGCGTTGCAGGCGCTGTACCAATGAGCGGTTACTATCCACACAGATGGGTAACTGACTCTGCTAACCAAAACGATGGTTCAGGTAGCTTTGGACGTAAAGCACAACGTAAAGTAGTTGTACAAGCAATCCAGGCAGTGGTTAACAATAACGACGAAATCAGAGATGACGAATCAAGATTGTTTAACTTAATGGCAACACCAGGTTATCCAGAACTAATTGGCGAAATGATTTCACTTAACAATGACAGAGGATTAACTGCATTTATCCTAGGCGATAGTCCAATGAGACTAACACCAGATGCAACTTCTTTGAATGAGTGGGGAACAAATGTTAATTCAGCAGTTGAAGATAATGATAACGGACTTGTAAGCAGAGATGAATACTTAGGTGTATTTTATCCATCAGGATTTGCAAGTGACAACTTTGGAAACAATGTTGTAGTTCCAGCTTCACA